GCCGCAGTAATAGGCCATGGCATTTAAGGCGTTTCGGACAAAGCTGTTGGCTTTACCTATACCTTTTTCAATAACCTCGTTATTGGCAGCCTTTATCTCATATTCCCATGACAGAACCGGCGGAGACGGCAGGTGCAGACGCACACAGTCCTGCTGCAGCCTCCTTGCTTCCTCGAGCCTGTCTAATTGAAATTCATGTCTTTTCATAATAACCTTTCCATCATACCAATCTCATATATTCTGGGTTGATAATCATTCTCAACGTTTGTAATATTCATTCTGTATTTTATGTATGCTGTAGTATTATCTATAACCCATGCCACATAGCTCGAATTGGCAGCTCCGGACGGGGAGTGAAGCAAAACCCAGTCAGTTCCGTCCCAGCCCTCAAAAGTCCATGCGGTAGGCCTGTATGAAGAGTAAGCACGCACAGAGTACATCGATATAATTTTAGGCGTTGTGAATTCATAAGCTATCCACGAAGCTTCCACACTTGCCCGCCAGTAGGTACTATTGCTCTTATCAAAGGCCTTCCAGGCAGCGTAAGTTGAGGAGTAGTCGCCGCTGGATGTTACGATACCTGACGGTGCTGCTGCCGAGGTCATAGTCGGAATCAGATTGCCCGAATATATCCCGTGAGACGTAGTATACGACACTAAGTCCATGGGTTTAAGCAGCTTATCGGGTTTGATGAGGATACCTTCGCCGCTTACCTCAATTATGTTTCTATTGACCGCCGACACCGGGTGCCAGTTGCCCTCGGCGTCCCTCCGATATAATTCGTCCGCCACATTATTCAGTCCCTTCGTCTACAAGGATATACAAGTCGCCCTCCTGACCGGTTGTCGGCAGCTCGGCACCGATGCCGATATTCCTTACCCCGAAGCTGCCGGTGTTGCCTTCGAGGACGAGGTTCTGTCCCGCCCATTTTGTTTTTATCTGCGTTCCGTCGGCATTTGTCATAACAATCCAGAACTCACCCTCTAACTTATACATAAGGCAGGAGTCGAGGTTTTCATCATTAGGAGCTCCGGCACCCCACTTCATGGCCGGGACATAAATACCGGTGCCGTGCTCATAAAAAAACACCTTCCACTTGACCTGTTCGGTGTAGTTGAAGGTGTATACCGGGTATGCAGTTTCATCGGTTGTAGCTGCTGTGTGCGTTTCGTCCGTCCAGTATAGCATGTCTCCGTCACGGTTGACCGCCTGTACTTTATTAGCCTCAAGGCCATCTGTGCTTGCCGTCACGAGCTCATGGTACTGGTCGTATATCCGCTGAAAGTTATCCGGTGTCGTGTCGCTTGTAAGATACTTTTTTACCTTATCCGAGGTGTCCAGCTGGTCGACTGTAAGCTCGGATATAGTCGCCTTCCCGGCGTACAGGTTCGGTGTGATTATCGCCGACAGAGCTTCGATGACCTCGGCGGTGAATTTGCCATTGAAATAGAGCTCTGTTAATCCTGTGTCCGGGTCTGCGGCATAATACAATTTATCAATCCATGTGGTACCTGAGCCATCGCCTACCTGAGCTTTCATTTCATCGGAACGGAAATATGCTCTTGCTTTTTTATCGCTCCTGACAGCTTCAAAACCATAAGTCGGCCCGATCCGGATGCCGTTGTATACCTTATCCTTGGTTACGGTTCTGGTTTCTATGCGGTAGAGGTCATCCTCAAGGCTGTTTATATAATTACCGATTTCAACACTTACTCTGTTCGGGTTATATGGATCATAGCTTATACCGACCACTCGCAGGGTCGTATCTATGTCCAGAGCCTCATAATCAAGCGTAACGACATCGCCTAGAACAAGCGAAGCACCTTTATACACACCGCAGGCATATGAAACCGTTGGATTCCCGGAAGCGTCAAGGCGGCGTTTGTCAACTGCTTTAGAAATGACAGTTATATCTTTCCCAACTCTCAGTGTTTTAGGTGTGGAGCTGCCACGCTGCGTCAGGATGGAAACAGAAAAGCCGTTGAATTCAAGCTCGCCGCCCAGATATGCGGCAAATTGCATTAGAAGCGAACGGCGAGAGGTGGCTTCCTGAAGAGAAAAGGCAGTAACAGCAGCAAAATCGACTGTTCCCACGGTAAAGCCGGTGCCTGACAATATAACAGCCAATATAGCGGCCGGAGCTGCCTCTTCCGTATAATACTCAAGGTCATAATCCGGTTCATTCAGCCGGTATGAAACATGCTCGGCTTCGACGCTGACTATCAGGCTGCCGTCGCCCTGTTGTTCCTTTTTATAGAAAGCAACATCAAAATAGTCGCCGCTCAGCTCAAAGACACTGGTGTCGGTGATGTAAGCGCCGTAGCCGCTCTTTATTCGAGCGGTAAAAGATAGGGTGTTCTCGGCATTTATGCGCTCTGTTCGCAAAGCGGAGCCGGCAGCCGAAATGACCGCCAGCTCCGTTAATGAAGCATCTAATATTTTAATCTTATTACTCATCCGGGTACCACTCCGTAAGTGCGTGCAACAGACGCGCTGTGGCGGTACTGGACACGGCTGGTGGCCGTGGCGACACGTTCACTGTCCATATTGAGATTTACAATTGCCGTGCCATAGCCGGAACCGTAGCCACCGGCTGCGTTGATGCCGACATCAAGAGAAGCCGGGACGCTGCTGTTTATCTGTTTAGCAACTTTGTTCATCTCAGTTTCAAAACCGTTACCGAGGCCCAGCGCCATGTTTTCGCCGATGCCGGAGAACACTTTTGACGGTGAGTTAATTCCGAGGAAATCCTTTATGGTATCCACAACCCCGCCGAAGAATTCAGTCACCTTATCCTTCAGCCACTTGATCTTGCTGCTTATCCCCTCCCACAGGTTTGATATGAGGTCTTTGCCGATGCCCTTAATATCCTCTATATAGTCGCCGAAGGCACCGACGATGGACGTTATAATCTCCGGTATCTTCTGAATAAGCTGCGGTATTGCTGTTATGAGCGCACTGGCAAGTGCTATAATGATACCGATACCCGCTTCGATGATCTTAGGCAGGTTCTCTGTAATAGCTTCCACCAGCTTGATTATGATCTCTGGAATCCTCTCAACGAGCTGCGGAAGTGCGGCTATGAGACCGTCGGCCAGCCCTACGATTATGGCGATGGCCGCATCGACAAGAAGGCCGATGTTATTAATCAGCGTGTCAACAATAGTAAGTATGGTATCGACAACCGTTGGAATCAGCTCGGGGAGCGCCTGGGCAATACCGAGAGCCAGCTCGACTATGATTTTCAGCCCGGCGTCAATCAGCATCGGCAGCATATCAAGCAGGGCGGTTGTCAGGCTCATCATGACGGAAACAGCACCTTCCACCAGCGCCGGGATATTCTGTGTTATGCCTTCAATCAGTTTTGTTATTATGCTAAGACCGAAGTCTACGATTTGCGGCAGGTATTCATTAACCTTCAGCGTTATATCTGTAAGTATCTCACCGAACTTATCAGACAGGGCATCGAAGCCGCCCTCGGTGAAGGCCTGTGTAAGCTCGGTCATATATCCGGTCAGCACATTTAGACCTTCGGCCATGGGTCCGGCAAAGGCCGTTGAGAATAAAGAGCCTGCTCCGCTTGCAGTGGCTTTGAATTTATCCATTGCGTCAGTAAGTAGATTCAAATTATCAAGCGAATCCTGACTGAGTATAATACCGGCTTTCTCTGCCTCCTCGCCCAGCTTGGCAAGCTGCTCCGCGCCACCCTCTATCAGAGGGTTAAGATCTTGAGCTGATTTCCCGAAGATGGCCATGGCATAGGCATCCCGCTGCGTTTCGTTTTCCATTTTCTCGAGCGCCTTAATGGCGTCGTTGAAAACATCCTGATTGTTCCGGAGCTCCCCGTTGGAATCGGTAACACTTATACCGAGAGCAGTAAAAGCCTCGGCGGCCGCTCCGGTCCCGCCCTGTGCGGCGGACATATTCTTAGTCAGTTTAGCCATGCTGCCAGTGAGGGTATCAAGGTCAACGTCGATAATGCTTGAAGCATACTGGAACTTTTGAATCTGCTCCGTTGTCAGCCCGGTCTGTTTGGCAAGAGTATTTATATCGTCGGCGCTCTGAGCAGCTTTCACCGTCATGGCCGCGATGCCTGTTGCCGCGCCGATGGCTGCGGTACCCAGCGCAACCGCAGCCTTAGCCGCTAACTCTCCAGCTTTCTGCAGGCCCTTTCCGAGCTTGCTCCAGCCGTTTTCGCCCTTCTCGGCATCTTCACCAGAGCCCTTAGCCTTTTTACCGGCTTTCTCAATGTCCTCACCGCTGTCGTCGGCTTCCTTACCGAAGCTGTCAATCTGCTCGGTGGTATCCTTCAGCGACTTCTCCGTCTTGGCAAGCTCAGCCTCAGCATTATTAAGCTTAATCTGCCAGTCCTTGACTCTGTTGGAATTCTCACCGAATTCCTTCTTCGCGTTTTCAAGCGCTGCGGCGAGCGTTGATATCTTCTCTCGCTGTTCGCCTGCGCGGCGGTTAAATATCTCCTGCTTCGCGGTGAGGGCATCCATGGAGTCGGCATTGCCATCAAACTGAGCTGAAACCTTCCGCATCTCGGAATCAAGGACAGACATGGTTTTGTTTATATCTGTTATTGCCCTCTTGAATTCAGCCTCACCTTCGACCACCAGTCTCGGGCCGATGCTGCTATCACTTTTAGCCATGAATAACCCTCCCCTCTAAAGCGGTATGACATCGTCTAAAGACGCCGGAGCCGTATATGTTCCGTTATATTTCTTGAACTCCGTATACAGCAGCATGAACTTCCGGAGCGTCATGTGCATGATTTCTCTCTCGCTGTAGTTAAGCTCGGTCTTTCCGATAATGAGCAAGCGGGCAACGTTCAGTTTCTCCGTTACCCGCTCTTCAAGTTTGGGTCGTCGTCACCCTCGTCACCGGCTTCTGGCTCCGGTGCGCCTTTATTAAAGGCTTTGAAGATTGCCGACATAAGCTCTGTCATATTGGACAGGTCAAGGTGCCGGCCCACATAGGATTCCTCAACATGGGGCTGCTTTTCACCGGTTTCGTCATTCACGCAGTCGATGTCTTCATTGATAAGCACGGTCAGCAAATAACGGAGGTTTTTTATCTGCGTTTTTCCATCCTGGAACAGATCTCTAAGCTGGCTGACGGAGACGTCAAAATGCTCCTGTATTTCATCGATGGCGTTCAGGGTGAAGCGCATACCGTATTCCTTGGCTCCGAGCTTTATCTTTACTCCTTTTGGTCTTAAATCGCTCATTTTACTCACCCTTACTCCGTAACTATAATATACAGCTCGAGTATATCCGAATTTGCTTTTCCCGCAGCCACACAGACAGCCTTTATGCAGGTGTTAGAGGGTCCGGTGAGTGTGATAGCTGTTGTATACTCTGTTCCATGTGTTTCAGAAGGTATGGTTCCATCATCGGTGTAGTAGATGGTTCCTGAAGCTTCAGTTGTAGAAAGAACTACACTTCGAGTCACATCATAGGTGCCGCTGGACACAGAAGAGGTGACAGGTGCAGCTTTAGCTGTTATACCAGCCTTACCGTTAAGCCAATTCCGTGCTTTCTCCTCGGTGGAGAAGGTACCCTCTTCCTTCCAACGACCGTCAACTGCCTCCATAATGGTGCCTTCAATGGCATGTGATTTAAAGGATATGCTTTCGCCCTTTGTTTCCAAGTCGTCGGCAGGCTCTCCGAACTTGACTTTCTTCAGCCATATGGCACGCCAGTAGTTAACGCCCCGAACCCTTTTCTTTCCGTAGAAGCCGAAGCCCACATAGGGTGCCACATCGGAGCTGGATGCAATAATTTCCTTTGTTCCAATCGCCGCGTCAACCACAGCCCCCTCGGTGTTGCCCAGCAGGTCTACCTTTGCGTAGTCAGGCAGGTCGTCATGCTCAAGGGTAACTTTACCGGATTTAAAAGAGTTGTCTTCCTCGGCAACGACATCATCTGCGTATAGCTTGATGTCGTTCTTCTCTATAGAAATATCCGCCTTGATAGCCTTAGCCAGAACACGGCCCCCGGAGTAGCTGATAACAGAGGTTTCTTCGTTCTCGGTGGCCTTGGCATAAACGGGATATTTAAGCCCTATTTTAGACATTTAATCCCCTCCTGTAATCTTATGGGTCTCTTCAATAATTACCCGTTCCATTTCATCAGTAGCCTTTTTCTTAACCTGATTAACAGCCGGGCGAATGAACGGTCTCTTCTTCTGCTTGCTGGAGCCGCTCTCCATGACTCGGGCCTTCAGCTGGTTCGGAACACCTTTTTTATCGTAACCGTCAAAACCGATCTTTGCGGACCAATCGCCCTCGCTGTCCCGTCTGATAGGGCTAATACCAAGAGAGCTTAACAGGTCACCGCTGCTGTTCTCAGAGCCTTTGAGGTTATTCTTCAGGTTCCTTCTTATCTGGTCGGCCATTATACCGGCTCCGGCATGTATGGCTTTTCTGGCAATTTCTCCGGAGGCCGCACCCAGCTTAGACAACTGAAGAGTTATATTATCTGATGATTTCAGAATAATCCTGGCAATATCAATCACCCCCAGGTGTGGTCTCAATCTCAAAGACCCACTCATAATGATAAAGTCTGGTATCATCCTCATACTGCATTGAGCTGAGCCGCCACGAGCAAATGCCGTTTAATGCTTTCTGTATTTTGTTAATGTTGGGGTCATCCTGTATACGTGTAAAATAGTCAACAGTACCCTGAATAACCTGCTCCTGCATCTCGTCATCGGCGTATTCGGAACCAGACTGTCCGTCCTCTGCCCAGACAATATACTTATCATCTTTCTTAGAGGCTGTATAATGGGACACCGGAACGCCCACAGTCAGGAGGGCGGCTTCTATTACATTAAGTTTCATCCTCGCCGTCCTCCACTTCAGCAGGCTGGTATAAGTCGTAGTATGC